ATGGATATGTTAGAAAAGTAGATTTAATTAATGATGGTTATGGATATAAGTCAACTCCTGTAGTTTCAATTAGTACAGCGCCATCTGGTGGAATAAATGCTACCGCTGTTGCCATTACCACAAGTAAGGGTGGATCATATTCGGTTAAAGAAATTTTATTAACAAATACTGGATTGGGATATACAGTTCCTCCAACACTTACGATTACTGGTGGAGGAGGAACTGGTGCTGCTGCAACTTGCGTTATTGAGACAGTTTACAGTGGAATAACAACAATTAGTATTGGAAATAGTGGCACGGGATATGCATATGCACCCAATATCGTATTTACTAATCCAACTGATGGCCCTGCAATTGGGGCATCGGCAATTGTAAGAATTAATTCCAACACTCAAGTTTCTGAAATATTAATCTCTAATGCTGGAGCAGGATTTACTTCTGCACCAATAATAACTATAGATGCACCTCCACTTATTACTGGAATTGGTACATATATTTTTAATGAGATTGTTGTTGGATCCACATCTGGAACTAGAGCAAGAGTTAAATCTTGGAATAAAACCAATAATATTCTAGAAGTTTCTATTAATAATGGAGAATTTTATCCTGGAGAAATACTAGTTGGTAGTGCTTCATCTGCAATATATTCAATAAAAACTCACAATATGGATCTTTTATATGATAAATATCAAGAAAACGATCAAATTCAACAAGAAGCGGATCTTATCGTAGATTTTTCTGAATCAAATCCATTTGGTAGATACTAATGTTAGGAACTTACTATTATCATCAGATTATACGAAGAACTATTATTGCATTTGGATCATTATTTAATGATATTCATATTAGGCATCAAGATTCAAATAATGATGTAATTAGTGATATAGAAGTTCCTTTGGCATATGGACCTATACAAAAGTTCTTGGCGCGTATTGAACAGCAACCAAATTTAAATAAACCAATTGAAATTACTTTGCCAAGAATGACTTTTGAAATGATCAGTATTGAATATGATCCAGTAAGAAAGGCAAATGTTACTCAAACATTCAAAGCAGTTGATGGAAATAATTTGAAAAAAGTTTTTATGCCAGTTCCATATAATATCGGATTTGAACTTAATATTTTAACAAAGTTAAATGATGATTCCTTACAAATAGTCGAGCAAATTCTTCCATATTTTCAACCATCATTCAATCTTACAATAGATTTAATTGATTCTATTGGAGAAAAAAGAGATATACCCGTTGTTTTAAATAGTACAACATTTAGAGATGATTACGAAGGTGATCTTACAACAAGACGAGCATTGATTTATACTTTAAATTTTACTGCCAAAACATATCTGTTTGGTCCAATCGCAGACACTACAGATGGTCTTATTCGTAAGGTACAAGTCGATTATTATTCAAGTACTGATATTGCAACAGCTAAGAGAGAAATGCGATATACTGTTGTTCCCGATCCAATTGACGCTGAACCAAGTGATGATTTTGGATTTAGTGAGAATTTGGAATTTTTCCAAAACTCTAAATCTTATAGTCCAACACAACAAATTGATAATTGATAGGTAAAATATGGCAAATTATGATTCCATAAACAAGGCGCTCAATATTGAGAGCAGTATTGTAAGTATTGATGAGAAATCTTCTGAAATTGAAGTTATAAGTCCAACAGATAATGATATTAAAAAGGATTATGAATACACAAGAGCGAATCTTTATTCATTGATCGAAAAAGGTCAGGAAGCAATTAATGGAATATTAGAACTTGCAGGAGAAGGTGGGAGTGCAAGGGCATATGAAGTTGCTGGACAGGTAATTAAAAGTGTTGCAGATACAACTGACAAATTAATGGATCTTCATAAAAAAGTGAAGGAAGTTGAAGAAGATGTGGCAAAAACAACTAACAATGTGACCAATAATGCAGTATTTGTTGGGTCAACATCGGAATTGCAAAAATTACTCAAGCAAGGTTTTCTAAATAATAAGGACTAGTTTTATAAAATATTGGATAACCTAAAACCACATAAATCAGTTGAACAGATTGCAAAGAAACATCGTCTTGATGTTTCTTTTATTAGGAATCAACTTGAAATGGGAATTCCTATTGAACATGAACATACTGCAAATAAGGTTTTAGCAACTGATATTGCTCTTCAACATTTAGATGAAATTCCAGATTATTATACTCGTTTGAAAAAAATGGAAGCATCTGCCAAAAAAGAGCATAAGAAGTTTAAGGATATGAAAGAAGATGCAGTGACAGATCTTCAAAGAGGAATTGTTGAATTGCCAAATGCATCTTATGAATCTATTGATAATTTGATGAGGCGCATTATGAAGAAAAGAAAGGTGAGTGCCAAAAAACTTCATGATGATTTTGTCGATAAGCATCATCAAACTCCAGATACTTGGGCAAAAAAGAATATGAAAGAAGATCTTAGAGATTGGTTTGGAAAAGGAGGTGAAGGTGGAGTTGGTGGTGGCGGATGGGATAGATATAACAGTAAAGGAGAAAGGATTGGAAAATGTGCAAAGGAAGATCCGAACGAACCGAAACCAAAGTGTCTGAGCAAAGAGAAAGCAAGCCAATTGCGTTCTCAAGGGGGTGCAAATGCGATTGCAAATGCCGTGAGGAACAAGAGAACAAACGATCCAATATCTGATCGATCTGGAAAAGGAGGAAAACCAATCATGGTATCTAATCAAATCAAAGAAGAAAACATTCAAGAAAAAAATGTTCCGACAAATCCTTCACTTTGGTCTAAAATGAAGGCGAAGGCAAGATCAAAGTTTGATGTTTACCCTAGTGCTTATGCAAATGGGTGGGCAGCAAAAGAATATAAGAAATCTGGTGGTGGATGGAAAACCGTAAGTGAAGGTAATCTTGCACAACAAGCAGCAATTGCAATTAATATGAAAAAGAAAGGAATTAAACCAAAATCTGAAATGAAAGAAGATTGTTGGGATGGTTATGAACAAAAAGGTATGAAAAAGAAAGGAAAAAAAATGGTTCCAAATTGTGTTTCCGTAAAAGAGGCATCAGAAATGCAAAGATACTGCCCAAAATGTGATAAGAATGAGACTCGTAAAGAATGCAAATATGGAGAAAAATATTGGGATATGTTTTCAAGACCAATTACTTTAGGAAAAGATTATACACCAAATACTCCACATCCAGGAAACTTTCCCGAAAGTTTTAAGATAGATCCAGAAAAGCATAGAGAGCAAACAGAAAAAAACAGAAACACTAGTGCTGCAAAAAAATTGCGTAAAATGTCAACCTCACAGCAAGCGCAATTGCCAAAAGAAATGGTAAAAAAGGTCATTGGTGTAGATTTGCCACGATTTAAAGAATCTTTAACGATAGAAGATTCTGATGGAAATCATTATGCAGAATTTATTGATATTATTAAACCAGAACCATTAAAAGCATCTAGAGGTATTGGAAGTAAACTTTTGGGTGAAGGACTTAGTTTTGAAATTGGAAATAAAAAAACTACTGGACTGGGAGGAATGACTCCACAAGATGTTGATCGATTAAAACAAGGTAATCCTGGTGCTGCTGAAAAAATAGATCAAAAATATCAGCAGATTAGAAAAGGAATTAGTTTACCTCTTGCAAAGAAAGAAACAAAAAAAGAAGTTCAGGTTTCTCATTATAATATGAAAACCTTTGGTAGATTTATGAGTGAGGCAAATGAGGTAAGAGGTAATCTGCATGAATTTTTGCCAGTGATTGCAGCAGCAGGTGAAATTGGTGCAGGAATGGTAGGTAGAGCAGTTGCAGGAGAAGTTGCTGGTGCTATTGGGGGTGCTGCTTCTAGTGGAATTCGTGCTATGGCGGCCGATATTATTGGAAAAAAGGTTGGAGATATGGCAGCAACTAAAGTTAAAAAAACAGTTAATAAATTAATCAATCAAGACAATAATGTCAATGTGAATACTGATGTTAATACAGAAGAATTTTCTGATTGGAGATCTGATTTTGGATTGTCTGAAGCATCCGCTGCTTGGCAAAGAAAAGAGGGAAAGAATCCTGAGGGTGGTCTAAACAAAAAAGGAATTGCTTCTTACCGCAAAGAGCATCCCGGATCACGCCTCTCACTTGCGGTTACAACAGAACCATCAAAACTTAAAAAGGGAAGTAAAAAGTGGAAGCGTAGAAAATCATTCTGTGCTCGTATGAGTGGAATACCTGGCCCCATGAAAGATGAAAAGGGGCGTCCAACAAGAAAAGCATTATCTTTAAGAAAGTGGAATTGTTAATATGTCATCAGAACTAAATGATTTTTTTAAATTATTAGCAGAAGATAAAAAAAAGAAAAAAGAAGAATTTGATTCTATGGTCGGTGACTTTGAATTAAATTCTCTTTTTGAAGAATTTTCTGCGCTTAAAAAAGAAACAAAAAGAAAAAAAGTAAAAGAACAAAAAGCAGTAAAGGCATTTGAAAATTGGTTATATTCGGAAACACCCAAACAACAAGAACAAATTATTGAAGACGTAATTGAAGAATCTTTGGATGAAGTTCTTGAAGATATTGAATACCATAAAGAAGAAATAGAACAACCCAAAGTAAACCTGATTGAAAAATCATTAGGACTTCTTGCAGAACCATCAAATGTTAAACAGAAAAATGATCCACTGACACCTTTAGATCAAAAATTTGCAACACTTGAAGATTTACAGAAGCATTACAGTACTTTTCTTTCTCGTATCCAACAACAACTATCCACATTAGGTGGAGGAGGAGAAACCAGATTAAGATACTTGGATGATATTGTAGGTATTGCAACGAATTCTGGTGCTTATAATAATAAATTTTTACAATGGAACTCTACTACTAATAAAGCAGAATTTACTGACCCAAGTGATTCAGAATCTACAACAATAGTTTCAATTACTGGAATTACCACGTATTATCAGGCAACCAATACTGATGATTATATTGGAGTAAATGCAAATGTTCCAGTAATTATTCAATTGCCACCATCTCCAATTACTGGTAAAAAGATTGTCGTAAAAGACGAGGGTAATAAGATTGCTACATACAATATAACAGTCCAGGCAGGTGCTGGAACAAGTGTAGAGAATGATAGTTCAGTTATTATGACTATCAATCATCAAAGTTTTACTTATTTTTACAATGGTTCTAATTGGTTCTTAATCTAATATGTCTTATAATCCTCTTCCCCAACCAGCAGATGTAGTAGTCATTAGTGCTGGTTCATCAGTAACAGAAGTTAATAGATTTCCTGTTACTCTACCACCAATAGCAACTGATGCATTTGGTCGTTTAAGAACTTCAACTCCACTTACACTCTTTGATAGTTCCCACAGATACAGAGACAATAATCTTTGGAGTAGTTTAGTTGTAGGAACTGGTTCAACAGTTGGATTTGTAACAGCACAAGGTTTAGTCAATATTGGTATAGGAACTACTGCTGGATGTTCTGTGATTAGGGAAACCACAAAAGTATTCTCTTATCAACCAGGAAAATCATTACAGGTATTGAATACATTTGTAATGAACCCAGCAAAAGCAAATCTTTGTCAAAGAGTAGGATACTTTGGTGCAGATAATGGAATGTATTTGGAACTTGATGGAAGCACTTTATATTTTGTAGAAAGAAGTTTATCTACTGGAACAACAACACAAATTTCGCAACATAATTGGAATATTGATACAATGCTTGGTGCAGGGCATCTCAATCCATCTGGTGTTACATTAGATATTTCCAAAGCACAAATCTTATGGATGGATATTGAATGGTTAGGACTTGGAACAGTAAGAATGGGTTTTGTAATTGATGGAAAGTTTATTCATTGTCATTCATTTCATCACGCAAACATAATTGAATCAACTTATATCACAACAGCATCACTTCCAGTAAGATATGAGATTGCAAATACTGGAATTACAACAAGTTCAAGCACACTGAAACAAGTTTGTTCTAGTGTAATTTCAGAAGGTGGTTATGAACTTCGTGGAATACAG